TTTTTTTTACATGAAGTCTGCTAACAACGTATCGAATGTAGGCATTTTTAACATGGTTACACATATCTCTGTAGCGTTAACTATTGGTGACGTGAGGTTTAAACTTACTTGTCTTTGTAGACCATCCGAACGGTCTTTGATTCTACACAACTCCCTCCATGTAGTTTCTTTCGATATATTCATGAAATGGCCTGTACTAGGATACGAGGCCGCTACATCTAAATCGGCTACATGTATACTTAAGTCTATTTCCATATCAGGAAATTCTTTAATTACCTTTATACCAGTATCTTTTCTTAGATAGGTCGGTAGGGTTACACGAGTCTTCAAATAGGACGTTAATCTATTCCGCAGCATTATCTGCAAAGCTCTAGCATTTAACTAGATGTCGAGACTATATCATCCGCCTAACACTCATGTTAGGCGGGACACTTTTTCGATTTAAAGGTTGCTACCTACCCACTTGGGCTCTACTCTACTCACTTTAATTACTTTACAGTAACCACTGGATTCTATACCAGTGTCATTCAGTCTGACTAAGGTCAGGTGTAGTTTTCGATAGTCGTTGAACGTTCTCCATACACTACCTAGGCAAACGCCGTTAGGTACTTGTGGTTAGGAGCTTCGCTGCTAAAGGAGACCTTAGGTCTCACGGTTCCTCAATCCGATTCGTTTTTAAACCGTAGTATCTCTCTTTCGAGGATACCGTGGTGAATCAGCTCTAAGTAGGTCCCAGCAATTAAATGTCTGTTTCCACTATAGATTACTCTATAGGGGGACTTAAATGTTCATTTAGTTTATAATAAGAAAAAAGAAGTTTGTTATAAGGTTTTTTTATTTCTAATACGTGTACGTAGTTGACTAGGAGATATATTAAAGTATTTGGCTGCTTCTACGGAGCCTGTGAAGAATATTTCCTCATCAGTATCTATATTGTTGACAACTACCCCACTGGGAGGACTAATAGTATATTTTGTATATATCTCTAAATGTCTATCGGTATGATTTGGCCACGTTAAACCAGTAGTGAATTCCGCAACATTAAATCCGTTTGTAGCTATAATCCTGCCTAACGACTTACGAATGCCTGCAGGTGAAATGCCCGTAGCCTTAGACAGGTTACAGATACTATCCGCAATTATAATCTCACCACTAAATATATTTCTAGCACAAACAGATATAGCCTTAGGAGGTATAGAAATTTCGTTACTATACTCTAACCATTCAGACTCGTCATCGTACTTAAATGCTAACTCATCAATAGGTCTACGTCCAGATTTACGATTAAGTCTATTACGAATAGTGGCATCTATAATACCTATATCTCGACTACATTCAGCAACAGATATATACCTAGTTATTTTATCAGTATTCAAATCTTTACATAGAACAGGAGTGGTGCTATTAGGACACAGACCGTTATCAATGGCATGTTGGTTATTTTCAGCACGAGACATCCATTCTAGATTATCTAACCAGTCATCGCCGGGGATACCATTTTTATGATTCACTACGTAATCTTTAGGGTTGCCGGGACATGGAATGAAAATTAAAGCTAATGCGCGATGTCTACTAATACCACCGTACTTACCTTTATCATTAACTCCGCCAGTTACCCTATATCCACCCTTTATATTCTTTTCTTTTTGTCCTTGCTGTACCGTCCATACTTTAAACTTACCATTAGTGACATTAACTATATCACCATCTATATTGATAGCGTATTTAATATAGTTAGGTATAAAGTAGAAATCGGGTAACCAAGGAACCTTATTTTTACCAATTATAAACATAACAACGTGTCCATTAATATTTTAATTACCTAATATTAATGTTACGCTGCTAATATATGACATTCGTTCATCCAATCCGTCATTGGAACTACCTGTTTATCTAATTCATCTACCATCTCATCTGAGGTAGAACCCATTACTTTACCATCTTCCAGACAAACGAAATGTAAATCGTCAGCAAGACGTCTAGGAGTCGATGTAAAGCGGTCTAAATCACTATGACCCACTAACATACGTAACGTAGTTAAATCTCTATTCTTTTCTTCTAACAACTCTACGCCGATGCAATCGAATACGTTATAGATTAGATATTCTAACTGATGGTTAGTCTGCATTACCTGATGCCATTCAACGCCAGTATATTGGTCAGCCTCTTCAAATCTAAGTTTTCCTAAATCTAAATTGATACCTAATATAGAATCTAAAGAATAGCTAGGTTGCATAGGTTCAGTTACGCGAACTAGTTTATACAAACACATTGCATCTACAAAATAGAAGCTTGCAGGGGCATGTACGACGTGCCATAGGTCACAATAATGTTTAGTAGTAATTTTACCAGTAGCGGTGGTCTTCTGTTGTTGGGCTTCTTTATAACGAAAACTTTTAAAGTTATCAGGAACACTTGGGTCACTAAATACTTGAGCAGGGTCGATGCCGTGTCGTTGTAACGATTGTACTAGCTTAGGTATATCGAAGTTTATAAACCATATAGCAATGAAGTCGGGTTTCCATTCATGGGCCTTAGCTAATAACGCTTTAGTTATTTCCGCATCATTATCAACTATCTCTACTTCTAAAGTAATGTCACGTTCTTTCTTATATTTACCCAAATACTTTTCGAATAGAGTCTGTAAATCACCAGTAACATCACCGTGTTTACGTAACCAACATTTAGATACTGCTAAGAACGCTTTACTACCCATAGTTAACGAGCCTGAAATAATTTGTTCAGATATCTCCTTAACACTCTCCACCTTACGTAGTATACTCTTACGTATAGTTTCGTGTTCCTTTTGTAACGCCGCCTTTTCTTTAGTCGTAAGAAGTATTTCGCCATCCGACTCTTTAATTTGTCGCTCTAACCTATCGCATTCGAGGGTTTGTCTAGCTATCTTATCTTCAATATTTTCAATAATTAAAAGGTCTGAGTCAGTTAGATTTTTACGTACAGTGTTAGTCTCTACATCTAGTACCGCCGAACTACTTACAGAAGTAACGTCCGGAGCATTTTCCATATAACGATGTTTTATTAACGTAGTAGACGTGATGTCGCTACCATAGAGATATGGACTACGGGAAAGCATACTTAAACGTGCGCCTTTAATATTTTTGTTTAAAGCTCGTGCAATATTAGCTTCTAGGTTAGCCTGAGTAGAAGTAGAACGTTTTAACCGCGCAACATCCTCCCATTCCTTTTTGTCAGTATGAGTTTGAAAGCCGTCACGCGTAATCCAGTAGTGCCGCTTATAATCTTCAACCATTCTTACATTAGGTACTATAGTACCATCTTTTAGATGTACATGCTCTTTTACTAATACTAAGTCATGACCGCTATAGTTCTGACATCTATGATACGTAGCGTGTATACATTCGTAGTGTTCAACATCTTCAGGTTTGAAATTAGCCTTCATTATGTACTCCGGTATTTTTAATCGTTTCTATATAATGGTTATGATGTGTAACAATAAACTTACCACCCCTTTCAGGAGCTATCATGATAGTTGATCTAGATAAATATAATGTCTCTAACGAAGCTATACGTATACAATATAATAGTATATTTCGTTTAGAGTTAACGGCTGTTATTGAGCAGTTGTTACAGTTACCCAAAATTGACGATGGTGTCTTATTTAAGTCACGTATCTCAAATATAATCAAAGAACATACTCGTTTAAACGTGGCAGTTAAATACTTAACAGGTGACAACGGTGCTGCCATTACAGTACCGTCAATCAGTAAAAGTAATCCTCTAATCAATAATGTTAGACAAGGTCCTTGGCAGGAACGTAATGCGTTAGTAGCTATCGAGAAATCTAACGGTATATCTCTTGGCTCGTTTAATGCCAAGACTGGTAAGGTAGAAGGGTTGTTCACTGAATTAAATACGGTAATGTATATCGGTGATAGACTGTTATTCAAAGGTAGTAAATTCGAAGCTGCGGAAATAGTAGCGATTATGTTACACGAGATAGGTCACATTGTCAGTTATGTAGAATTACTAACTCGCACTACCCGTACCAACTATTTGATACGTGCTACAGTAGAAGCTATTTTAGATGCCACTGATAACGAACATCGTATGGCGGTATTACACAAAGTAGAAGATGCTACTGGTTGGGAGTTTAACGATAAGAAAGAGTTAGTGAAATCTAACGATAAAGAAACGTACCAAGCGATAATATTATCTAAAGCTGCGGCCGCGTCAGTTAGTGAACTAGGTTCTAACTTATTTGATATGCGTGGCTTCGAAGCTATGGCCGACCAATATGCCGCCCGTCACGGAGCAGCCATTCATCTTGCAACTGGATTGGATAAAGTGTATCGTGGTATGCGTTCTACCGCATATTTAACACGTCCACTATTCTATATGTTAGAAGTGGTTAAAATAACTTTATTTCTAAGCGTTGCCGTTTCTGGCATTGGTGGTATATTAATTGCACCTCTGTTATTACTAGGTAATCCTAACGCCGTAGAATATGATAAACCGTTGAGTCGTCTTAGCCGAATTCGTTCTCAGTTAGTGGAGACCGTCAAAGACACTACGCTTAGCGATGAAACTAGAAAGGCCGTATTAGCAGATATTACTGCGCTAAATACCGTCATGTCCGCCATGGGTGAAAGTGAAACTTTCTATGAATTCCTTTGGAGTCGCGTTTTACCGGTAGTAGGTAAGTCCGGTAAAGAGATAGATTTCCAGCGTGACTTAGAAAAATTATTAAACAATGAACTGTTCGTAACCGCAGCAGCCGTTAAATCATTAGAGGTAGTATAAATGTCAACACGTATCCGTCAACTAATCACAGGTAAACCTTCCATATCCGTAGAATCACTTAACTTATTTGAAGTAAACGAAAGTGATACGTTACAACCTTCAGTAGAAATGCGTTTAATAGAAGCGTCAGTAGCCGAACGAAATTACGACCATTCACTTAACGAATATGTACAGTTAGAAAATATTGCCGTAGGTCTTGAATCTATAGCTGACTTTACTAGCGCCAATCCGCCGGTAGGTACGGTTAATAGAAATATGTTAAAGCGAACAGTTCATTCATTTACCGACCAGTTAGGCTATAAACAACATGATGTATCGAATGAAAGTATTCGTACAGTAGCTACTGAAGTATGGAATGCTATTAAACGAGCTATAGAATCAGCTATGACGTTTATTAGAAAATGGTTTAGTAAAATTACTAGTTCATTACCGTCCTTGAAAAAACGAGCAGAGTCAATTAAAGCTAAAGCCGAAAAAGAATCTGGTACTATCGATAAGAAAGATTTTGAGTTAGGTGGTTTAGCGAGTAAACTTCATGTACGAAATAGTGTAGGTAAGGTTACAGACATTAGTTCTAGTATAGACTCTCTAGTTACTGACGTGTTTGGTGACATGAGTACTACAGCTATAAAGAAACTTAACCCAGTCGTTACTATAGTAAAAAAGGGTGTATCTAAACTATCGACCGTAGTGGATGTAGAAAATACCATTAATGACTTTAATAAAGAATTAATTAAAACCAACGTTATGAATAACAGTTTAGTTAAAGTATGGGGTGGAGATAAGCGATATAATGACGATGGGTATATCTACGCACGTAGTGACGAGTATCCCGGAAATAAAGCATTAATAGTATCATCGTATACGCCACCGACATCGACTACGTTGAAGGATTCTTTAGTAGCACGTTCAAGTCAATTACGTAACACTAAGGTGAAGTGGACTGACTTTAGTGAAGATAAAGACACTATTAAATCTACTACTAAATATCCGACCATCGAAGTACTTGACATTATAGCAGTGTGTGATACTGTATTATCTACTATTGCTAAGATTGAAGATTATAATAAACAGTTTGATAAAATTGAAGATTATAAGAAATCGTTAGTGAAGGTAGGGGAAGAAGTTACTGAAGAACTTACAGACGAAGACCTTATACCTGAAGCCAAAGCTTTAGGTAAGTTATTTATAACTTTTGTAAATTATGTAGGTACTACTACCGGCAATGCAGATACTAAAGTTGCAGGTTATTCTACTAGTATTTGTAACGACATCTTAACCCTCTGTGATAAATCATTATCTAACTACAAATCAGTTTAATATTAATTAACTATAGAGGGACTATTCCCTCTAAACAAAAAAAAAAGGAATATCCCCGTGATTAAAATGGCACAAGCAGTACGCAATGCGTTGAGTAGAGGTAGTGTAAATTTAGGTAGCACCAGTGATATCACTGCAATGGGCGTCGCTAAATCAATAGCATATTCTCTACCCATCCCCGCAGGAGCAGTTAAAAATCCCCGTACCTATTTCTTAGAACAGAATGGTGTACTGGTATCAGATAGAGTCTCTGATATTAATGAATGTCTGGTAGTTGACGTTAAGAAGGTACAAGACTTAGCTTACCGTATCTGGACAGTTAGATATAACGTAGTGCATAATTGTAAAAGTGTAAAGATAAGTAACCTTTTAAGCCTATCACACGAATCGCCAGTACCTACACAGTGTTATGTAAAACTAAATGAAGTAGAACAGGGTGTAGTTGAAAACATCAGTGATATCATTACTCGGAGAGAATAATTATGTTATTCGAAGAACTAGATAGATTAGGTGTAGAATTAACCGTAGGTCTAGAAGATACTGAAATTGCTTTGGAGAGATATGATAGTGATATCTTTACACTAAATACACTATTGGAATCCGTGGTAAGTCAGGGTGCCTCACGAGATGTTATGGTATCGTTAGAAGAATTGATAGTTGATTCATTACCTAACCGTTATCCAGCAGCGTCATTTACTGAAGTACCTAGTACAACTAACCTAACGATAGCCGTTGAAAGTATTATCGGTAGTATTGTTAAGACCGCATCTAATATCATTACCACTATAGTAAAAGCTATACTAAATTTAATAACTACTATAGGAAAATTTATAGGTAGTTTATTCGGTATCACTACTAAAGTTAATGATAAGTCGGTAGCTGTTGTTAAACTACGTGACACTACAGATAATGTAGTAGACGATATGGATAAAGTACAACGCAAGGAATTTGATACTAAAGTAGCTGAGCAAGAATTACTAGCCAAACTTTCACTACGTCGTTTACCTGTAACGGATAATTTACTTAAAGACGCTAAAAGGATAAATACTATCTTTAGCTCTACTATATCGTCATTACATGAAACTGCTACCAACGTTAAAGAACGGTTAGAGTCCACTAGTAAATTTAGAGGAGATACTATATTAGCCTCTAAGAGAACTGAAACGTTACGTGACGTAGTGGCTAATACTAAACTCCCGCCTATATATGACTTAGAGAACTTCGAGCCTATCTTTAAATTCTACGATGTTAAAGTATCGTCTCGTCCACCAGCATCGGCACATCCTAGTATACTGTTAGGTATTCGTGAAGGTTCGTGGCGTACTCTGAAGAAAGTTAGCGTTGAACTTTTAAAGCCAGATACTAAGACTAGAGAGAGTAGTAAATATGGTCAGGATATGGTGGATATCACTAAAGAGCCATTAGGTATTGAAGATGATTATATTGGGTCTCTAAATACTATACTAGACTTTTTAACGGCAGGACTTACGAAGTTATCAGCGGGAGATAGTTTTGTACCAGACTCATCTATAGTTGACCGTGAATATACGCAAGCGTATCAGGCGACTGTTAATATAACTAAAATGCAGATAACTACTATACGATCCGATTTATTTAACTTTGCAGCCTCTATCGCAGTGGTCGGTAATTTATTAAAAGGTATTGTTAATTTAGCTAACTCAGTTGAGCTATATGAAAAAGAAAGAGCTAAAATTGCGGAAGATGTAGTTAAGTAATGTCGCAATAACAACATATGAGAGTGGTTCCTAGGAACCACTCTCTTTCTTTATGCCGTGTGTAATATAAATGAGACGGTAACATCATCGGTTAACTGAGTAGTACCATCAGCTAGTAACTCCAACCTATTCTCAACCATACTAGTAGAGGTTCTATCTAATAACGTATACGTGGTTAAATTCTTATCGCCACCCAATCCACTTAGGTTAACAGAAATAACCTCACTACCTCCAGCTAATAACAATTCGCGGTTAAGGTCGTTAACACTAACTGTACTGTTTTGTAATATTAAACTAATTACCTTAGGCGTATTTAACGTAATAGCTCTACGTAACGCTAAGTCTTCGTAACCTACTTGTGTAAGGAAGTATTCTACAGTAAAGGCTTGTGAAGCCGGAATCTTAACTATATCACCACTATCCACAGTAACGTCAATGGTACCTAACGTTCTAGTAGGAGTAAACGATAAATCGGTACGCTCTAACAACAACCCATTAACTACAGAAATATCATCTTCTAGATAACCTATAATTAGTTTAGGTATATTTGTACGATACGCTATTAAGTTAGCGTCAGTAGTATATCTAAACTTAGCATCGAACATAGTTATAGTAACTTCTCGATTTAAGTTACGGTCGGATATTACAGTAGTTCTACCATGCTCGTCTAACTTAACATCGCCAGCCTTATAACGAATCATTTCGTTACCCGACTCGTCAAACCTAACATCACCTAGACTATGTAGTTTATTAAATACCACCTCACCGTTGACGATACTATAGACCTTATGACCATTCTCACCAGTAGCATATACGTCAGATTCATAGGTCCATTTCACATCTTCAGTATAACGCTCTAATGCCTCAGCAGAAACTAAACTTCTAGAATCATTTTTAAGACCATGTAAACTAGAACCTATACGAATAGTACAGGACTCCTCTAAAGTACCTACAGCGTCGTTAGGGAGAATCCCAGTACCCATTCGGTGGTCTATAGAAGAACGTTGACTAACTAATACCGGATAGTCCGTAAGTGAGTAGTAGATACTAAAAATTGTTTCTAGGTCAGTAAAGTATTCAGCTAAATCAGATTCATAGATTCTAAAGTTGGTAATACCGATACGATCGTTCTCATCTAAATCAAAGTTAGTATTTATTAGAAACTCAAACATAGGGTTTCCGTCTACATCACCTTTATAAGTACCGTTTAGATACGCTTGACGTTTTTCTTTAGCGGGCGTAAATGCTAACTGTACGTTGAGTTGCGATAACTCTATATGGTCGACTATATTACCTGCTAACAATACTACGTATACAGTATAACCATTAGACGTTCTAGCTATGTCAATGGTCGCCGAATTGGTTTCTACCAAAGTATTTACATTCTCGGCAATATGACGTTTAGATATAACTTCAGGAGCATCTAAATAATACGCTCTAGTGACGAACACATTATCAGTAGTATCTAGTACGTGGTGGAAAGGGGTGTACATGTACGTTTCTGTATTAAGTTCCGATATCAACTTCTCTACAGCCATACTCTCTATCGCTTCACGCTCACTGTCAGTAAAGATACTAACCAATCCGTTATTATATCCATATAAAGTATTTGGAGAAATAGTAGTACGTTCACCATTACTATAGACCGTATCGAGTTCACGTATCTTATCGATATTAAGTTCTACGTTCTCAGTTAACGTACCCACAGTACCTGTAATTATACCGCTGGCCGGTGACGGTAGTAGTCGAGTTGCGTGGTAATTTCTATCAGTGATATTATCTATCCGTTTAATTATATTATATCCACGGTCTTTTAATACTACAGCTAATTGCTCATCGGTAACGGGAACGGGAACAGCATTAGAATTATCAATTACTCTAACACGTAGTTCATCAAAATCAATGGCACTTCTACCACCAGTAGTAGTACCGTCAGCATATATAGCTATCTGGGTCAACGTCTCCAACGGAGCACTTAACTTCCCATCACTACTAGTATCTAAATCACGCCACGTAGCCTTATACTCTTCAGGCGGATAATTATTCATTATTAATGAAAGGTCGCCTTTAGTTTCGTATAAGTCTACACGTAAATGAGACCCTAGTAATTTATTAGTATGATATATCTGAGGAACGTGAATGTATACTAAGTCATCTTCTACACGTAATAGTACCGTAGGTTTGTTAGAATCAAATACTTGTTCACTATGCGTAGTATGCATTTCCGTCCAACCGTCAGTAGTATTACCGTGATAGGCACGTGCAAAATAAAACTGATCGGATATCGTCAAAGATTCGTTAATGCCCGTACTTTCATTAACAGGGAAAAACTCGCTACGTAGTGAGAATTGTGTAGTTGGTATGGTTAGCTGTAAGAAGTCAGTCCCATCTAAAGTTAATTCATCTACTTCAACTACATTACTATCCAGTACTGTTATAGGTGAAACTTCAGTTCCATCATAAACGATTTGAATACTACCAACTGGTAGTATACGTATTTCTATTGGATAGTGTATGCCAAACGTATACCCAGCTATTAAGAACTGCGTATTTCTAGGAACGATTATTTTCTTCAACCCAGTAACATCGTCAAGAACCGCCTTAGCAATTAATTCGGCCTTATTAAATAATAACTTAAATGAACAGCCACTAGGTATAGCAAATCTACCTAAGTAATCTTCATCAGACATATGGCGATACAAATCTTCTTGTGTATTAGCAAGGGTAGGATATAACTTTCTGGTAATAGATGCAGTGTACGCCATTGACGTTGCAGCAGTTACTGCTGTAGCTTCTATTAGAAACATGAATGGATTACCAGCGTCCACTATATCTAAGTCACCTTGATATGCACTTTCTAGTTTATCTAATATAACCTCACTGATTGATGACGGGTCAAATCGATACAAATCTATATTTTCCATTAACTCATTAGACATACGTTACTCTCCCAATATACCTTTAATTTCAGTTGTGAGTCCGAGATATTTAACTTTCTCTACCCACCATTCAAGTTCAAAATCTTCAGCTATTCTAGGATACCCTTCATAGTTGAAATATAATACTTCCGCTTTATCTAACTTAACGAAAAGAGCTTCTCGTGTATCATCGCCCATCATCGGATTAAATAGAATAACTGTAAGGTTAAATTCTAATATATTGATAGGGTCGTTATATTCAATACCCATACATCTAAACGGAATTGATATCTGCGCATTATCGTTAGACAAAGGACTGTCCGAAGAGAAGTTAAAAGATGCTCCTAGAGGAACTGCCGTTGGAAAGCCTGCTCCGCACGAAGCTATCTTCTGTACATAAGTTCTAGTAGGGTCAAGTACCAACCTATATATTCTAGTACAATAATCTAATTCATTCTCTACAATCATTTCTGGGTAAGGTAACATACTTCCATTTGCTACTCTAGCGGCATACTGAGTCCAAGTATAAAATAGTGCGCTTATAGGGTCGCCGGCCATATTACGAAAGTTAGCGGTCAAATCGTAGGTACCGTAATTTGAAGGAATGTCATCTACCATACTGTACGACTCTTTCATAATACCTTCTGCCGAAGTATATGTATCTACGTTCATGTCTGGAAACCCACTGATAGAAAGTAGGTTGTTGGTAAGTAAAGGTATGAACGCATTAGCGTCATCGACTAGTGGACTAGTCACATCCCTAGACACCGCACCCACGTGATCGAGTAGAACTCGTATAGCTCTAGGTAAAGTATTTACCGACTGCGTTAATAGGGGTGTAAGAATTCTGGCAGTAGACACGTTATCGTATGATAAATTTAATCTAGGTCTAGTGAAAAAAGTCAGACCATGATTATCAGTATTTTGATTAGTAGGGTTACCGATTCCTCGGTGATTTATACCTCTCATCGAATTCGAGGTCGCGGAAGTTAGGCTTCCTAGACCGCTAATCTTTGATAGGATGTCTATTACTGCTCTATTCGAATTAGTCATTTAATTATAAACTCCATTGAGGTATTAAAATGTTAAAGGAAATACCATTAACTGCATTAGGTGCAGCCAGTAAAATTATTGAAGGGTTCCGTACGTTAAACACAGACTCCTTACCTGAATACACACGTAGCACTCGTGTAGAACCTATAGTTCTTTTAGACGATGCATTACGTTCACAACCTTACACTGAAGATTTATTGCAGACGCTAACGTCGATATTCAGTGGTTATTATTTACGAGCCATTGCTATTAGTGGTAACGTGGGTCGCATCGATACTATCAAGTTATTAGATAAATTATCAACTAATCGATCGCCATTAGACAGTGCACTATCTACAGGCGCAGCTAGTCTTGAAGATTATACACATCAGTTACCTGACTATAGTAAAAACTTAGGCGTTTCTTTAGAAGCGCGTGACACCAAAACATCTCGTGGTATTGGTAAGGACGGTATTCGTAATCTAAACGAAGTTACTAACTTAGCCGTTGGTAAGATGTTAGAAGTAGAGATTACAGATGGTGACCATTCTGCAACTATTCCAGTCAATGTACGTCTTAGTGTAATGGCAATTAGTGGTAGTAATTTAACTCATATTCTAACTACCGATACTAAAGATAATAGTGCAAGTGCCCGGTATCATGAATGGCGTGCAGGTCAAATTGAATTCATGCGTGATTTAATTCTTTGTCAAGATATTATCGATGCGCATCGTAAGAATTTAATAGAAGATACTTCAGGTATCTATACTAACATGATTACTAAGCGTGGTAAAAATCGTTTATCTGCCGTAGTCTCAGGCAGTCCTTCAGTTAACACCGCCAGTTCTATGGCAGTAATTACCGATAAAACCGCTACATCAATAGAACGTGAAATTGGTGGTAAGTTAAAACAGTTCCGTAAACGCGAAAAGTTGATGGAAAGTGCTGGTCTAATGTTATTGGTAGTAGTAGATACTGAATGGGAACAGGTTATTATTTATCACCGTTCTATCGATGAAGCAACCGAACTATCTACTAAGGCATTGAAGAGTGCTAATAAAGGTAGTGGTCCAGATGTATCGGATATCCTTAACGCCTATAAATTAGGTAATAGTCCGTCCCTTTAATTTTCTCTAGGAACCTGTAATGAAAATAATAAATTTTTTACCTTCACTGTTACCGCTAACTAACAAAACTACAGTTACTGAAGATATTCGTATTCTGAGAGAAGAGTTACATGCTGAGACTTTACCTGCATATAAGAATGCAGTTGAAGCTTTCAAGCGTACTCCCTTCGTTGCTGACTTCACTAAACAGTTTGACCAAATTGCCCGTAAGCGTGTAGACAACTATAAAGATAACTATATCGCAACTATCGACCTTGCATTAAATCGCGCGTTGAAGAATTTAGATACTATCTCTAAGTTAGTCGATGAGCAGTTCAACGAGGACATCTTACGCGACGCAATGACTTACACTCGTACTAACCTATTACAGTATATCGAAATGGTTAGCTTTATCTGTTCATACAGTCGTCGTTTACTATTGTTAACCTACTCGACAGAAGCGGACCCTAAAGGTATTGTAAGCGTTACTCCGTCGGCAACACGTGACATAAATTGGTTATTACAAAATCAAGACGTTTTTCTTCTTGCATTAAACGCGGCTAGTTTAAAACCTAAAGAGTTAGATGAGAAGTTCGAATCTATCCCAGACATGACGGCTACGATAGATGGTGACGCTAGTGCACAGGCTGTAGTAGGTTCTGCTCGTCTAGACCCATTTGGATTTCGTTTAATTCCATATAAGTTAAATCCTATATACCATATTAAGATGGCGATTACGAGTTGGCAAGTTAGTCGACACAAACTTAGTAAAGAAGAAAAGACTACCTTAGAACTTCGTTTACTACATCTTAAAATGTCTCGTGATGGAACTAAAGATGCTCGTCTAGAACGTAACATCGAATATAACGAGGAACGCATCGCCGATTTACGCTATAAAATAAATAAATTGGAGACGCAGTATGAGTAACTATAGTGAATGTAAAGCCGTTAACGTATGGCCTAGTGGCTTTATCACAAAAAGTATTCGTGACCAAGGAACTTCTTGGGAATCTGAACCTAAGCTAACTGATTTATATGACCAGTACTGTTCACGAGTAACGCCCGGCGTTTCACTTGAATTCATTACTGAAGTTGTAGATTTAGCAATAGCTATATTTCAAGGACCATCACTAACCGCCTTTAACCTACAACAGACCAATGGTCAGTTAGTTAACATGTGGCGTGAGTTTGTTCAAGATACAATTAATTTCATTCAGGGCAAAGAACGAACTATGTGTGTAAGTACGTGGTTACGTCTACTCGAATTAAAACCCGGCGGTACTTGGAGTTCATTGAAGGGTACCGTTAAAGAAACTACTATTACTGACTTTAAAAAAGACACAACCAGTAATAGTATAGCAGCTTGGCTTCAACGTGAAAACGGTTTTGAAGACATGCTCTCATCCATGTATATCCTGTTCACGTACCGTGATACAGGTTTTAATAACTACTAATTGCAATTAGGAATTTACAAATGTCTATATCAAAATATTTCAACCAAGGTTCACAAGTAACAGCGACTTTATCAGTTGCGTTATCATCTACTGCCATCGCAGTAGAAAGTACTGTTAACGAATTATTGTTAGCTGGCACTGACATCGAAGAATGTAATAACGACATCTTATCTATGGAATCTATCGCGGTAGGCCTTGAAGGTCTTGGTGAAGTTGCATTACTATCATTAGAAGATGGCGGTTTAGATCGTACTTCTGGTACATTTTTACAACTAGGCGTTGAATCATACACTACTCGTTTAGGTATGCATGAGTCAGTTACTCCATCAGTTGAATCTTTTGGCGGCGCATCTGAGCGTGTTAACTCAACAACTATCGCTGTTGAAGGTATTAAAGAAGTTGCTAAATCTGTTTGGGCTGCTATCACTAAAGCAATCCGTGCTTCGATCGCATACGTTAAAGCATGGTTCCGTAAATTAATGGAAGCTTTACCTGCAATCAAAAAGCGTGCTGAATCAATTAAAGATAAAGCTGAAAATGGCGATATCGGTACTATCGATAAGAAAGATTTTGAATTAGGTGGTTTAGTTAAAGCAATGACTATCAACGATTCTGTAGCTTCTATAGATGACGTACTTGGTTCACTTAAAGGCGCTGCGACTACATACTTATCTAAAACTAACGATAGCCGCATTAAAAATCTTGAAAAAATTGCCGATGAACTTAAATTCCAAGACACTGTACCAACTAATGGTTATAAAGATTTAGCCGATTTAGTAACTGTAGCAGCTACGGGCGCAAAATCTAAAAATAAACTAACTGGCGATAAACGTTTTGTGGCAGTAGGTGTTGCGTATACACACAGCGATCACTTACCGGGTAACAAGATGGTAGTTAGTAGTGAATTAGCTAGTACGCCAACTGAAGATAGAGCCGGCGTTGCTAAAGCTATTTCAGCATTCAAAGTTACAATGACTACTTCTGTTGAGAAGCCTAAAGATATTAAAGGTACTACTAAAGTAAGTACTTTAGCTACTAGCGCAATTATCAAAGCTTGTGATGAAGTTATCTCTATTGTTGAAATTATTGAAGGTTTCAATAAAGAATACAGTAAAGTTGAATCTGCTAAAGAAGCTATCATCAAGGCTGGTGATGCTGTTACTAGTAATTACAGCGACGACACTAAAACTGAAGTTAAGAACTTCGCTGACACACAGATTAAAGTTGCTAACGTTGCATTAGTTACTATCGATAATCCGGGCATTACTTTAACGGGTCACATTGCGTCTACTGTTAAATCAGTACTTAGCCTTTGTGATAAATCATTATCTAACTATAAAGTAGCTGAGTAGTATTTTAGTTTCTTAATTTAGATTACCTTTTAATTAATTATTAGGATAGGACCATAATGTCCTATCCTATTTTTGCGGAGAAATATCCACCATGTTAAATAGATTTAATTTAGGCCAAGCGCCACAAACGTTAAATGCGGTAGTACTTGACGATAACGAACAGCAACATGCTGTATCAATGACTATGGAATGCTTTGCTGAAGTAGAAACTATCAGCGGCGAACTATCTCGTGCCACCGACATTGCTTTAGGTTTAGAGAATTTAGAATTTGTTACACGTAACGTATCTGGTAGTAAAAATACCGACCTCGCTTTTATCGACACTGCAGTTGGTTTAGCGGTAGCTGGCTCTGACGTTAGCACTGAAGAATTATTACCTTCATTAGAAAGTAATGATGATGGCACTATTTCAACAGAAGCAATTAAAAATATCGCTAAGTCTGTTTGGGATGCTATCAAAAATGCCGTTCTTAAAATGTGGCGTAAAATTGCTGAATTTTGGAAATGGTTAACTGACTCAGTTCCTGGTGTTCGTAAAGCGGCTGTTAAATTACGTGACCGTGCAGAAGCGTCTGTAGGTAAATCTACAGATAAATCTAAAGTTGAGTTAGGGCGTGAAATTTTCACATTGTCTGTAGACGAAAATGCACCATCTAGTGGTTCAGATATTGCTTCTGGTTTAGGTAAATTATTAGAAGTTACTAATGCGGTTTATAACGAATACGCTAAAGGTGTAGTTGAAGCGGGCGTTGAACAGGCCGGTATAATCGATAAGTTCCGTGTTGATACTAAAGCTAACGCAGAGTTAGATATCCAAGCACTAATTGCTGCTAGTGAAATGGGTACAGCTATCTCGGCAGTAAGTAGAGTAGTTAAAGATGCAGTCGGCGCTGACACTCGTTTTGTTGATACTAAAGACATGAAGAAAGTGGACCTTTTAGGTAACGAATCTTTATTCCTAACAAGTCGTCATATAACTGCAGGTAGAACTGTACTTGAACAAGCTGCCGCTTCTCGTAAAATCCGTTTAGAATTGAAGAATACTAAACAGAAACCTGGTAAAGCTAAAGAATCAGGTAGCATTTCAATTATAACTCCTGAAGAAGTAATTGGTATGGCCGACTCTATTATCGAATTGTGCGATGGTATCATCGAATACAATAAATCTAGTAACTTCAAGAAAGCTGAAGACGCTGGCGATAAAATGAAGAAAGCTACTGATGGTTTAGAGTCTACATACAAGTCGGCTAGTAAAGACGAAGATTTCGATAATGAAATCAAGCCCTACTACAACTCTGCACTATCTTTCAATACCGCGTTCGTACGTTTAAATGGTAGTACTCAACTATCTTTAACTAAACATGTTGTAGCCGTTTCTCGCGCTGCAATGACTGCGTGTAGTAAAAGTTTAAGTCTTCACAAAGACTAGTTATAGAAAAGTTATAAATATTTAAGGCAAGGGGGAGTCCTTGCCTTATTATCCGTCTAAGTTAAGGAAATGATAATGATCGTTACAAGAGATGCAATATTAGGTAATTCGGTATTCCCATACGAACTAAGTATAGAAGATTTATGTACCAGAATAGATAACGCACAAATTGCGTTAACTACAATAACTGAAGTAGAAGCAGCTTTGATTGTTTCGGTTGAAGACCATAGTCCTACTAGTCTAGAAGTGGCGTTGGTTAGTTCTCATATTGAAGATGCGTTACGTCCCCTAGATATAGCGTTAGAAACTATTATAGGTACTAACAGTATATCGGTTGAAAGTGTAGGTAGTGCAATAAAGGCCGTATATGACTTCATAGCGGACATGATACGTAAATTAGTAAGTTTTATATCTAGTATGTTTAGTAGTTCTAGTAGTTCTACTAGTAATTTTAAATCGTCTACCAAAGCAGTTGAAGAAAAGACTAAGAAGGTGGAAGAGTTAGTTGCTGATAAAGTGGCCGAACCTCTTACATCAATACCACTTACAGATAAACGTCTGATGTTACCTGACGGTACTATGTTTACACTGGCTAGTATCAATAGCATAACTAAAGCTATGCGTACTGAAGTAGATTCATGGTTGGACTATATCGTAACTTTAGACGAGTCGGTTGGTAAAATTAGTAAACTATTAGCCAATAACGATTCTAAAAAGGCTATTTTCCGCGGCGTGATGGATGTACGAGATTCTCTTGATGGTGGCCCTGACACGCCTGCGATAGAATTAAAAATCAAAGGTACGGAGTACGTGGGTATAGAAGTTATGGGTGGTAAATTTTTAGCCCTAGCTTTAAATAGTCAGTCGATGAAAGCTTTAGATGACATTGGAGCTAAAGGGGATGCAATAACGGACTTCAATATAGCTACGTTTATAAAACATCTATTTAAGGTAGCAAAACCTGCTTACATAAACAATCCTAAATTAAAAGAGGCTAAGGTAGGGACGTATGAAGTAATCTCACCGAATAATCCAACCAATGATACCAAAGGTATTATGGCAGCGTCTGTTAAACTACGAGATATATATGACGATGTTGTTGAGGTTAACGACTTGACTAAATCTACATTAGCTAAGTATGAGAAGGAGTTTAAGACGTTTATGAAAGAAGGGCCGTCTACTGATAAAGAAACTAAGGCAATTCGTGAAGCTGCAATGACAGCTATGCTACAAGCTATCACAATGAGCGTTACTTTGACTGGCTATATTATGAAAATAACAGATAATACATCTACTGCATTGGTAGGTTTATCAGATGATATCCTGTCTAAAGTTAAATCGTAGTTAGAAAAAAGAGATACTACATCTCATTATATGAGAAAGGGTTCGTTCTGTAACCAACCTTGAGTATCTGTCTCGGGATGCCATATCTCTCTCCCACAGCCTCCAGAGACCTAGGTAACGAGAGAAGTACTTATGTTAACGCATAAGTACTTCTCTTTTCTTATGCCGTTACTATAGGACGTTTCATCGATATGCCTACCTAGCCTATGTCCTAATTTAAATATGGACTTAATAATATAATGATGTAAAGGTATTAAAAGAGTAGTTTCTATGTACTCCTTTTTCGTACTACCCGCAATAATAGAGGAATTGAAATGTCAAAGTTTGCATTGGATCTAAGTGATACTTACGAAACTATAATAAGACCGATATCATTAGATATAATAGAGGCTATTAAACGGTCAACAGGAATACCTAAAAATACTAGAATTATATTTGCCGATGAGGGTAACAAACCAATCAATAACGGTTCTAGTTTAGACGATAGTACTACAGATGCCATCTTTGACCACGGAGACAGTATTAATTTAAGCGTTAGTGCGCTGTATACTCCTGAAAGTATGTTAACGTCTGCAGTGTATCAAAAGGAACACTTAGAAGTATTTACTGACCATAAGTTAGGAATACATCTAACGCCGGTATACGGCGAAACTGAACTGACGATGACTGTTCAATATAGAGCTGAATCAAAGTCCGCTGCTGAGAGATGGCAGGCGGGTATTAAACGTAAGGTTGCTGTGGGACTTAAAGAAAGTATCCATGATGTAGACTACCACTATCTGATACCAAAACACATGTTAGTTATGTTGGTAGAGTTCCATGAACTACGCGAGCAGCAGGCAGGATACGGTGAGGCGTTACAGGAGTACTTTCAAGCGCATCAATCTCCAAAGCTAACCTCTTTATCAAACTTGGCAGGAAATGCTACTACAGTAGGTGTCAGGGAGACACAGCGTGGTATAGTAGGGTATTATTCTTTCGATGACATCCCAGAGTTAGAGCAGGGGGAAAGTGGTAGTAATTGGATTGCGGAATTTACTTACAAAGTTAAATTTGATAGACCTACATCCATGGTGATAGATTATCCCCTAGTTATTCATAACCAACTAATACCTTCTAAGTATATCGACCTAGAAGCAGATTACAATTTGAAACTTAGTACCTATTTAGCAGGGATGACTAGATATAACTTCAATCACATGTTAGAGAATAGACCTGAAGTGGGTAGTGGTATTAGTGGCTATTCAATACCATGCTTTGATAACTGGTTACCTACGCAAATAATTCCCAGTACTACTACCGTAGCTCGTATATTACTTGGACTGTCCCCAGATAATTTAACTTCAGTAATGTCCCTTACTGAAATGGGCGATTTTGCATTCGACGATATTATAGTAGAGTACATGAAAGATGTTCAACAGAAACTATTTCTTTCAGGCGAAGCCGCATTGATGGTGAACTTATATTCAGGAGAGTTGATAGTAGATTCTACCAAACTATCCATTGATGAAGATTTGAATATAACGGTAAGTGATGATTTAGATTTACGGAACATCTATCATGTTAGGGTTAGTATAGCTAATGACTGGTCTAGACTATCCGCCAAGGCTATAGATTACCTTAGAAGCCACGGTACTTTATGTAACCTACTACTTTCTTCGCTAGCCCCGGAATTAGAAGAGATGGGCCTTTTACCTACACCAATTGCCAACGACTACATTCCACGATTACAGTTCTGGAATGCGGTTCATCACATACGTACTACTAATAGTAAATATCATAACCACTTAGAAGTTAACAGACACCATGTAGCCAAAATGGTAGTCGTAACCCACTCGGAGAAATAAATATGTCTATCATGGGTCATCCATCAAAAACAGCTAGTACGACACCTAAACCGTCGGCACCAGCGAAGCGTGAGAAGTTTATAGAGGCCGTAGTAGATAACCAGTTCATACCGTCGTCTTCACTGATAACACACATAGAGGGTAGTGAGTGGATAGTAAACTATTTTCGCCAACTCTTAGGAGAAGGACAGCAGCCTACGGGACTCGCCCTAACTTTAGACCGTACCGCACAACAGTACGAAGAGATAATAGGTTTAGAGTTAAAGGTAGACGGTGCATTAGAATCTAGTCAAATTGAAGGTACTGGTGAGATGGAAGTTACCGGGTCATCTACACTGTATCCCGGAATACAACCTAATATAGGCGATATGTTCGTTACGGATACTGGGGATGGTAGATTAGGGATATTTGAAATTACTAGTCAAACTAGATTATCTATTCTAAAAGAAACTTGTTATAGAATCATATATGTACTACGTGGCTATTATAACGACGTTACTTCTGCTAACATACAGTCCAAAGTAGTTAAGTCAGTTACGTTCCGTAAGGAGTATTTAATAGATGGTGAGAATCCATTCTTAGTAGCTAGTGAGGTGCAGGTAGTAGATAACTTAGCCGAATCGTATAGTAGACTAATAAAGATATACTTTAAAGAATTCTACAGTGAAGAATATAGTACGTTCCTAGTACCTAACGATACCATGACTGTATATGACTTACACTTAAATGAATTATTGAAGAAGTGTTTATCTAACGACGATTTATCAGGTATGCCTACTTTCAATACGTTAACATGTGGTGGAGATATCAATACTAGAGTTACTACTGTATGGGATTCGTTATTGAATTTAAACTCATCACTACTATATCTAGTATCGTCACAGTCACGATTAGTTAATGCTACAGAATTTTCCGATAGACCATTCTTTGAGTCTATAGCACTAACAGGCATAAATAAAGTAGTGTATCCTAAACTGGAACTCACTCATAGAGAGAAGACTATAGGTAAGACGGTTAATACATTACGTGCAGAGTCCGTAACTGAAGTCTCGCCTATATACGGTAATCCAAAAGATAACGTAGTATATAGTCCCGGCATAGATTCATATTACGTATTCTCTAAAAACTTCTACGATGATAATAGTGAATTTATGTCACTATTAGAATTAACCGTAAGACAATTCCTAGCCGGTCAAACTACATCTATCGAAACGCTTACTACCCTAGTAAACGATATATCTACTTGGTCTACACTATCACGATACTATTACATCCCAGTACTACTAATGATGATTAAAGTATCCATAAAAGAAATTTGAGGATAACATGAGTAAAGAACATACTACGTCATTTAAGATATTCAATTATCCGTTCGTCTGCAGAATTCCTATGGTTAATACCATGGACGAATTTACCATCAATGAATACGGTACGTTTACTTCAGGTAACGAAACTACGGATATGCAAATTGCTACAGAGTTAGTAGAGAATATGATTACTATAGCAGATATGGCGGAACTACATAAAAACGACGTACAATTCTTTATAGCTAACCCTAGAGTAGATGCAGAAAAGATATACTCAATTATAGTCGAACATTTAAAGGCGTGGGTAACTAGAAGTAGTGTACAGATAAACGGACCGAAGCCGCCTATAGAAGATTTAATACTATTAGATTCTCTGGCAGCCGAGATATATAAAACGTCTAAAATATTTATGCGTAGTGAAGTAGTGGTGCCAAAACTACTTTCCAAATTACAAGGCATTAGTCTTTTTGGTGGCGCGGCAGAACAACAGTTTGATGTACCAGAAAAGCATAACAAGATAACTGATATGATAAATATAGACCGTGTCAAACGTAGGAGAGACTCGTGGAGATAAACGCCAGTAAGTTATATAACGATATGTTGGAGATAGCATCTAAACCTGCTACAGCCTCTAGGTTTACGTGGGAGTTAGATTTTTTAGTAACTGGAGTACCAGTAAAAACACTTAAAGTTCTATCAGTGGACATAGACCGTCTATACGTTAATAACTTTTCTGACATTATCATGGTAGAGGTAAGTGTTGGAATGGGTACTTACTCTACGGAAATTTATCCATTTAAAGATGACCTCCAAGCTACGCTATACAAAAAGGCAACGAAGGCAACTGGGGATGAGATTAGTAAAGATACTCCTATATATGCCCAGACGTACTCATGTACCTTAGGAGATAAGATATCTCCAGCCATGGTGAATGGGGGCGTTGCTACTAGTGATAAAGAGACTGGAGATAGGTCTAACATTATTACTCTCTCGATACAGCTAACTAATATAGAGTTAGAGACTATTAGAGGTGTAGAGGTTGCAGGTATCTATCGTAACGTGACTATGAAAGATTTATTACGCACTCTAATGTTGAATAATGCTAAAATTGGTGGACCCCCACCACTACCCGTACCACTAGGCGAGTTTAAACAGTTAGACTTTAAGGGTATTGCGGGAGTTAATATAGTTGACCCTAGTAATGAACACGTATACGATCACGTGATAATACCGCCGGGCGTTAGGTTAGTAGACTTACCTAACTTCCTACAGGGTAGATACGGGGTGTATAGTGCTGGTATAGGTTATTATTTATACAGAGGACTATGGTATATCTATCCGAATTACGACTACACTCGTTTTAATAAAGTAGCTAAGACTTTAACTATAGCTAATGTACCGGGTAACAAGATGACTGGTGCAGACAAAACGTATCAGGTTAAAGGTGATCAGGTATACGTATTAGCTACTGGCGAAATGCAGCACATTGATAACTCTGAAACCGACCAGTTAAATTTAGGTAATGGATATCGACAACTACGTTCAAGTTTAGTAATAGACGACTTTGCCACGGTAAGTAAAAACAAAGCTACTGTAGTTCGTAAAGATAATATGGTAGAAACGGTTATAGAACGTAGAAAGGCTAAGAAGGAATATGTCTATTTTAGCGCTAACAAGATTAGCGATAATGTAGCCGTAGAAAATAGTAAGTTAGCCGGACGTATAGGTGGTTTTATACATATTCAATGGGAGAACTCAGAGGAAGATTTAGTGTATCCCGGAATGCCAGTTAAAGTATTATATCTTAAACACGATACAGTAATTGAAGTTATGGGAGTCATACACAGAGCAGAGACCCTACATTCATTGGAGCGTGCAGGGTATAGTAACCTTAAACATAATAGTACTACTGTGTTAACCGTGTATATTAAACGGGAGAGTATATAATCTAAGGGACGGCGAAAGTCGTCCCTTATGCCCTATTCGTTATATTTATAAACATATATTATCACTGTGAATTATAGCCTTTAATTAAATAAGTGAGAATATAACATGATTAATAAAACCGTGTCAATACCAGATGCATTGCTAGCTAAACGTAAGTCTAAAATATTTATAGTAGGCCGTATTAATACCTACAAAACTCTAATATTGTCTCTACTCTACAAATGCGGTTAGGGTTGGATATACGAGGGAAGGGAAAGGGAAGAGAAGGGGTGGAGGTTCTGATAAAAAGAAATAAATTAGGACCCGCTAACGTATCGTTGTACCTACCTCCTAAATTCATAGAAACTACTTTAACGGAAATATTAGATAAACTTTAAGGAATATTAAAATGAAAATTATTATAGCTCTTATTATGTTAACCATAACTCCATCTGGACAGGGACTGGTCTTTACTCCTACTCCCGAAACGACTACTGTAGTCACTGTAAAGAACTTCGTAAATGGAGTGTGGGTCTGGACGTCTAGTGAATTTGGCGACCGTGGATTGAAATCAGTGTATACTTGGAATGAAACTACAAAAGGAAAATTAAATGAAGAAGAAAAATAACGACTCAACATTACTTCGTAAACTACTACAACGTCACCGTAATTCATTATACATAATGGGCTGTGGTAATCAACCCGGCCAACGTAACGGTGGCTGGAGTACATTTGCTCCCGGATTCAATCAAGTCCGTAGAGAACAGTTAATTAATAAATCTATGGATTTACTAAGTAGAATAAAGACTGATTGGACGGTGGTGTTGTTTGTATTCTTAGAACGCGATGGTCGCGACGTATTTGAAGTAGAAGAAGTAGCAGTAACTAACCTTAACGCAGGTGACCTAGACTACCATCTTACTACACGCTTAAATGAATTTTGGTACGAACAAGAAGTATCAGAACGTATCTCCACTGGATGGTATGCGGTACCATCTAATGATTTTAATGTTGATGGACAGTTAGATAATTTCTATGAGATATGGTCACGTCTAGGTTGCTGGGATAGAGAAGTCGCTAAAATGTTTTCAGCCGCCCGTCAGGAGAAACATGACGTACACTTAGCTAAAGTTAAACAACGTGGAGACGTGATACCATATATAGACCCGTCACTTAATGAATAAGGAATGTAAACGATGTTAGGTTATTTATCACTACAGATGAAAGTTATTAAAAAATTATTTCAACTAAGCGCATGTGGTTTAGTGATATACTTAATATACTTAGCTATAGAAACAGATGCGCCCCAAGTAGGTGATGAGGCGACAGTACACAGTGTAGTGTTTTATTGTCCAGTTACCACAGATGAGGAACGATTAATTTACTTACGTAGATGTCTATTCACTCCAGAAGTAGAAGCGTGTAGTGAGGATTCAGAAAAGTTATACTGTCGATGGATTGAAAAGGAAACGGTAACTAAACTTACGTTAGGTGGTTGGATAGCAATAAAGGAAACTATAAAGGAGTAGTAATGATGTTAGGTGTAATAATAATTACCATAGGCGTATTGATGTTAGTAGGTTTAATTAACTTTAATAACAATGCCCCAGCATGGTGTATTAGTAGATGTAGCGGGCGTCGTAAACGAGTAACGTTAAATATGATAATAATGTCAGTGGCATTAATATTGATTACTGTAGGAATATTTATTTCCAATTAAGACTCTAATGAGTCGACTGACGAGGGAGTGGTAATAGACACTCCCACAACTAAACTTAAATAACGAGAGAAAACAATATGTCATTTTCATTAGCAGAAACCGTAAAGAAGGTATTGGGCGAACAGATAGTAAAAGATACTACATTAGTTTTCGAAGGAGCTGTCGTAGATACTGAAGAGAGTTGGTCTCTAGTGCACCTAGGAACCATCCTAGTACGTTTGTTAGAACGTGGTGAGGAAATCAAGCCGTATCTATTACACTTAGTAGGAGATGACTTAGAGTTATCCGTAATTGTCGAGTGTCCAGAGCTAGGGCACTCATTTACCCTAGATACCGATGGTGAAGAAATGTATCCTATAGATTTTGTTACGATAGAAGTGGCAGAAGGTATTAAAGCTAATATCCATTTAGTATTAATAGAAGCGGAGGAGTAACTAAATGGAGGTGGCTAACGTACGCGATATACATATATCGAAAATCTAATAACATCCATGCTATCTGTAATGGATAAGTACATCGAGTTAAATAAAGAGGTGTTATATATGAGAAAAGGTACGTCACTTATTTTAGCCTCAAATAGAATACTTGTGTTATTTATTCAGGAATAAGACGGCATAAAAGAGGAACCTTACGGAACCTCTTTTTTTTTGTACTATCCATCCCACCATGCCTTTTGGTCACCGTCACCGTCACCGACAATACCGCCACCTACAGATTTTCTAGACTGGTCTTTACCCTCTACGTCATCAGGTATCTCACCCACAGGTTCAAATTTATATACTGTATATAAATCTCTCTCTGGAGTAATGGCTCCTGACTTACGATGTTTACCACGATGCATTTCAAGATAACTATGACCGTCGCCCGGTTTGTTGATAAAGATACATATCTCTTGGTCTACTTCTTGGTCTACCCCTTTACACTCATCGTAATAGCCCTTATTTACTACTTCGTGTGTAAAGTTCTCTACGCCCTGTCTAAGTAAAAACTTGGCGTCACTGGATAACTGATGAGCTGTAACGAAAAGAATTTGTTTAGGACTAGTATAATTTCGTATCTTACTAAACAAATCTTTAATCATACCCGCCATGTTAGCGCCGACACATCCTGACTTAGACATCTTATTTAAATAGTCTATAACTAATAGGTGTATCTCATAACCCTCAGCAATATAACCATTTAATAAATCAATCAAGTCGCGATACGTAAAGTCAGACGGATCGAACCGTAACATCTTAACTCTATAACCGCGAGACATTAGTCGCTCTTTAACGTACGTAGCAGCTACGTTAGGGTCTACCTGCTTTATGTCAACCTCTACACCAGTTTCAGTCTCAACCATATTCTTGTACATAATAAGAATATTATCCACCACTTCATTTTCTAGTGTAATAAATACTATTAAAGGTTGTTTGGTTTCATCATACATAAATGGGTCGTTATATAACGCTGCCCCTTTAGTAATGTTTAATAGTAGACCTGACTTGAAATTATGTTGTAGTGCACCGATTAGTACAGAGTTACCTCTACGTAAACCACCGTTATCGCCACACATTCTATTCAATCCTTGATACGGGGTTTTAATAATACCTTCGGTAGACATAGCTTGTTGACCCTCTTCTATTTGCTCTGAAACCGTAGCAATGTTTTCTAAATCTATTTCTGTAACTAAACTACCAGCGTCTTTCTGTACCAGTCCACCAACGAAAGGTTCTACCTTTTCCTGTATATCTTTAGCTACACGCGACCAGTCTACCTCGTCGTTATTCCATAGTACACTACTATATATTTCTTTTACGGCCTCTTTAATGAGGTTCTTATTAAGATACGCCTTTAGTTCAGCACGATATGATAAACAACGTCTACGGGTAGTTTCTTCATCTACATCTTGACCCAAACCATCTACTATGACATTATATAAACTATCATCTCCTAACGTATTAATACGTATCCTTTGAAGTAGGTTGTCTTTATCGAAGATATGATCTTTAGGCTGTTCTGTCATCCAAAGGATAGTACTACGTAAAGATATCAGGATATTCGCAGTAGTGTCTCCATCTACTATGGTAGACGGTAACTGTAAACCTACAATTACATCTTTTACTAATTCCGATGAAGTGTCAGTATCTTTGGTCACTTGGCTCTCTCTATAGAGTAGCATGATACCGCTGATTAGTAATAATTTAGAGTCCATACATGTTCCTAATTCTTTTAGAGGGTAATACAAAAAATGAAATATGTTCTGATACCTAACTGGTTAGAAAAAACACTAACCTCGAACGGACTGAATTTAACCTCAGTTTTAGATTTATCAAAACTTTCTACTATACTATCAGCCGAGGAAGTTGCAATTTACACGTTAATTTCCAAATACGATATCTATGGTATCTATAGTGAGTTAAAGACTTTACTTAATGGTATTGGGTCGTCAATGGTACCTGCTCGTATAAACGGCTTAGAATACGTTAATACCGAACAGGAAGCTCAGCTTTATAATAGATATTTTGATAGTAATAATTATCTAGAAGGTCTAACCAAATTTACCATTACAGGTAGTGGTGCTGGTAGTACTAAAACGCCGACTAAACGTATCTGGGTCAAACCTGTACTAATAGGTATGGATACGATAGGTTTTGTCTTCGTTGAAAAAGATGAAGTACAAAACGTCACTAGTTTATATGAAGAACTATTCGCAGTTCTGAGACCCCATTTAGACGGTATTACTATAAGTAAAACCAAGATGTATGAAAACTACATCAGCGTAAAATGTAAAGATATGGCATCTAGTTAAAAAATATAAATAGACGCTACCCAATAATTATATGTTAATATTAACAAAAGCATATAGCAAATTCTTTTTAAATAACGTTATTAAAGGAAAATCCATGTCACGTTTTAATAAAAAATCAAAACCATCTCAAGCAATCGCTGGTGCAGCATCGGCAGCAATTTCAACATTACTATTAAATGGTGGCGGAGCTTTAGTTAGTTCTGATGTTGCCGCCGGTATTATTTCAATGGAAGGTATTGATTCAGTTCGTACTGCAGAGATTGAAAATGCATATGACGATGTAGAAAATACTGTTAAACAAACTCTAATTGACGCTGGCGTTTCTATCGAATCTATTGGTGACGCTGGTCTTGAAGCAGCTACAATCATTGCAATGGGCGCTGGTAACTTAGTAGCATTCGCTGAAGCGGCTACAAGTACATTAAATCCGTCAGTTGAAGGTATCGATGTAGTTCGTCCAACTTCTACAGGTATTGCTGGTTCAATTGATCATCGTCACGAAGTTTCTTTAGAAGCATTCGAGGAGAAAGATTTACGTAACTTTATCGGTCACTCTGTTGTATTCAACGCATTAGCTGCTGTTCAAGATGACTTCGCAGAAGCGTTCTATCCAACTCACGTACTTTCTCCAGATGCAAATGGTTTAACCATGTCTGTTGAACGTACAATGGTAATGAATGAAATTAAACGTGCTGCTAACGGCTCAGTTACAGACTTTAAGAAACGTTCAATTATTGACGCAATGGTTGATTCAACAATTTTAGCAAACGAAGCTACTCGCATCGTTCCAGTTTACCTTGCCGATGATAGTAATGCTGCAAATTTTGTAGACACTGCAGCAGTTCCATTGTCTGACCGTATCGTTGATGGCGTATCTGTTAAAACTGGTCCTATCCGTAACGACGCACGTTTTGATTTATTAGCCCTATCTGTTGCACCGGGTATGGTTGGTGGTTCTACATTAGACGCATCTGATGCATTGGCACAGAAAGTATCTTTAGATTACATGTACGTTCGCGTTGCATCTGCATCTGAGCCTACTAAAAAATCTGTAATCCGTTTTAAACTAGCTGGTCTTCCACGTACTTCATTCTTACCTGCTAAAGAAGACGATAGTTACGGTATGGAACTTAGCTACAATACTGTAGACTTAGTTATCAATGATAAAACTCTTACTTTAGGTGGTGTAGTGCCTGAAGGCCTTGAAACGTTAGTAGCTGCTAGTGCAGGTATTCGTTTATCAGTTAAAGTTAATGGTGACACTAACTTAGAAACTGCTGATACACATATCTACTCAAACGGTATTACTATCAATACAGTTTACGAACTTGCTTCGGGTGAAAGTTTACCTCTTGATACTGGCGCTGGTAAGTCTATCGTTGACGATATCACTTTTGAAGTATTGGGTTATGATATCAATGCTCATAAAACAAACGGTAACCGTCGTACACGTGGTTTGTTAGTTGACAGTAAAGTTGTTACTGAAAGCTACACAATCCCATTAGGTCCACCGATTACTGCTCCATCTCCATTAAGTTCAGCTACAGATAAAGCATCTGATTTACGTGCTTTAGTTGCTACTTCACGTACAACTACATCTAACGCAGCCGTTACTTCTTTATTGAACTACGTTGATAGTCTACGTACTTTAGATATCAAATCAATAGCTCCGGGTACTATCCCTGCAATTGAAGGTATTGGTCGTTACGCAGTTACTCCATTCTTTGAAGAATTAGTTCTTGATATGGAAACTCGTATTAAAAGTGTTAAAAGTCATGAGCGTGCTTCTGATGTTGCTGCTGTATTAATTGATGCAATCCGCGATATCTCTTACCGCATGATTCGTGATTCTAACTACGATGGCGCATTAGCTAACCTTACAATGGGTAGCAACGAGAAACCAAAAGTTTTAATCGGTACTGATACTATCTTACCACGTCACTTAATCGTTTCTGGTGATGAGCGTACTTTATCAGCTGAAGTTGATCACATGATTGTTAGTTCTCCAGATGAACGTATGAATGATACAATCGTCCTAACGTTAACTCGTGGTGATAAATCTGGTAAACTTGATCCACTTTCAACTGGTATCCATGCATACATGCCTGAACTTTCAAGTCATGCACAAGTATCACGTAACAACACACAGCAGAAAGAAACACAAATTCAAACCCGTGACTTACATATCAACTGCTTACCAATCATTGCAGTTATTAAAGTTAATGGTCTTTCTAAAGTGTTAGGTACACAAGACTAAACATTTAGTTTAGTTCTACTCGATAGCGAATATTCGCTATCGAGTAACTATAATACTAGCAGTCGCGTAAGTATTAATACAATTTGATGTTAAATCCAAACGCTTAATTGCGTACTTAGAATACTTAACGTATTCAACCTCTAGAAAATATTTAGACCCTCCGACTTAGCCTGGTATTCTACATAGGTAGCGGTCGTATTTAAAGACGTTAAAGAAAGAAGTATATTAGATGATAGAAAGACGACCTTATAAATAGGACAGTCTTTTTAGATTCTTTTATGCCGTCTAACCAATATAGTCTAATCATGAAACCTATAAACCTATATTATCTACATGGAGTATTGATAGTAATATTACTCTAAGATAAGCTAGTCATTAAATTTAAGGACCACTTTAATGTCAGATATAAAAATATTAAAAGCAACTGAGTGTGTGGTCGGCTCTGAGACGTCACATAGTGCAGGTAACTCCTGTGGTATTAAACAGACTAGAGAAGTGTTAAATACGACTGACATACCTGTATTTGTTGTTGAACGCAGTGGGTTAAAATATACAGTACCGTCCGTACCAATTGGTACTCGTGTAGGTTGTGTATTAGTTAGATATAAGTACGAGATGTCTAGAGTTATGTATGAGTCAGTTAAGATGGAACTAGATTTAGTTACAGATGACTGCGGGTTAGATCGTGTACTGATGAAGGCGGCGTTTAGTGTCGATAATATAGTTTACAGGTTTAACCAAGTGGTAGGTACTATAGAGTACTCTATACCTAAAAGAGACTTATACGAAAACGGTTACTATACTAATCTGGATTTAGTATTGTCTACCAGCTCTGATGCAGAACATCCGTACTCTACAAAGAGTGCACACGATGATATTGTTAAACATGATTTAATGATGCGTAAAGATTCGTCTTTTGCTATGAACGTTAAGTTAGTTAACAATAACGGTTATTATAATTCCGCATGGATTAATCTATACGGTGAAGTTAAAGAATTAAAGGGGGTAGTTGACGGAAGTCTTGAGGACGGTGTCTGGATAATCGATACCAATTGCACTATGGGGTCACGACCTACGTTTGTATCATACGAAGATGCATTTAGTGGTAAGGGCATAATTTACCTATTTAATAGTAAATACGAAGCAGAGACTAAAGGAGACGTTAAGTTCCAAGTAAGTGCGGGTATTGAAAAGGAGTTAAATGTACTACAAGAAAAGATACGGAAGATAAACGAAAATGAAATAGCTAGAAATAATGAACGAGAACTTTTTAAACATAAAGAAGACCTACGAACACTAGACGTGGTTGGTAAGGTTGACGAACATAAGAGACTCTTTGAGCGAGTTATCACTAAAGACCATTTCGACGATAGGTCATATATTCGAAAGGATAATAGTGAGACCATAAAACTCATCCCTACATTTATCGCAGGTGCATTAGCGTTATTCACAGGTTATAAAGCATTCATGACGTAACACTACGTTAATTAAATACAGAGTAATGTAAGAATATAATATCAACAAACCCTTAGGAGAAAACGGTGGATACTAGACTGTTTGACGAAATACATAAACATGTGCCCAAAATCAATCCATTGCTAGCAGACGGACTAGTAGTAGAGCAGATGAAACACGTAGAGTTATATATAGACAGAGTATTTAAATGTGCGGCTATTTCTTTTCCGCCGGGGTTACGATATCTAGGCTACAAGCGATGTACGCCACAAGAACAATATAACGAAGTAACTAGAAAACGATTTAAACGAGAAGTGTTCGATTTAGCTAAAAGTGATATATATTTAGTTAAATACTTGTTTGAATTTCAGGGCCCTGATGATGCACGTCCTATTCAGATGAATCCTAGATACCTATTCTTACCGTTCGTTGGTGATGCAGGTACTATCTCTATTCGTGGTAGTAAATTCGTAGTGAATCCAGTCATTACAGATAGACTATTTTCGGTAGATAACGATAAGTTATTTATGCCCATTACTAGGGATAAATTAACATTCGAACGTATCACCCATAACTTCGTAGCAAATGGTCAGCGAGAGTCCGTTAGTGTTATCTGGTCTCAGTTACATCACGGTAAAGTTCCACGTGGTAAACTAGCTAGAATTAACGGATTACGCATAACGGTAAACTCTACATTAATACATTACATGTTCTGTAAGTTTGGTCTTACTGAAACATTTAAGCGTTTTGGTGGTGCTGACGTAAAGGTCGGCGATGGTGCATTAGAGATAACTGAAGAGTTATATCCTGCTAAAGACTGGGTAATATGTAAACCTACAGGTATCATGCCTAACAGCATTAAAGGTAAGGGTTATATACCGTCTAACCTACATATAGCTATTAAGCGTAGTGAGTATACTACAACTACTGCATCTATGGTTGGCGCACTGTTTTATATAGTAGACCATTTCCCCGACCGTATTCAAGCGGACTTCATAGACCATACACGTTTATGGAAGGTGCTATTGGGTCACGTTATATTTAAAGTGGCGGCAAATGAAGGTAAATTAGTAGAAGATATAGACGCTCACCTTAGTTCGTTGGATGAATATATTGATGGGATGGTACAGGAGTCATTAGCGTATGAGAATATTCGCTGTGATGACATATACGAGCTATTCATTTATATCCTCGAAACTATGACCGATAGAATAGTTAGAACTGATGTTAGTAGTATGTACGACAAACGTTTAACAGTATTGCGTTATATTCTGTTAGATGTAGTTAAAGCAATATTCACACTTACATTTAAATTAACTAGTAATGTAAAACGTGAGATAACGTTAAAGGACATAGAAAGTGCAATGGATCGCATCTTAACAAGTAGTGTGATAATGAAGATTAATACCGGTCATGGCGAGGTTAGTAGCGTTAGTAGTTCTGGAGATAATAAATTTATCAAAATAACTAGTAAAATGGTTGCTCAATCAGATGCCACAGGTCCGGGTAAACACAAAGGTGGGTTAACTGACGAAACGAAGTTCTTACATGCATCACTTGCAGAAGTGGGTTCTTTTGCCAACCAACCTAAGTTCAGTCCAACAGGACACAGTAAGGTTAACTGTTATTTAAATATAGACCCTAGTGGTATGGTAGTACGTAATGAGGAATACGCACCGCTACTAGATAGTATACAAAATAGAATCGCACGAATTTAACAATAAAGGAAAAATAACAATGTATTCACAACGACCACAACTACCATTCCCAATCGATAGTCCCGACCAATCTACAATGATTGACGGCCTACCTAATGGATTACAGGCGCGTCATTTACCGCCCGGCCTCCCTCGTGAGATGGAACAGTTTTTCGGAATGATTGACGGCTATACCCGCTTAACGCTACAGGACACTGCACATAACAACGTACTTCGTACATTCATGTATAATGAGATGTCAAGTAATTATTTTAACAACGCGGCTTATGACGATTTGTTATTAGTAGTTTCGTTATACTCACTATACCTACTAACTAACTATAATACCGTGCCACCTGAAGAGTTAGTAGCAGAAGCTGCAGTAACTCTCTGTAGTTGCCTAGCGTCTATCAATACGCAGAAGTATCCAGAATTGATGGGATATGTAGACCCTAACATACGTCAGGACATAAGTGTACAAATCAATAAATTCAACGATATTACTAACATGATATCTGCTAGTGGGAGACAACAGACTCCACAACCACAAATCGGCTATCAACCACAACCTCAGGGCGGGTATCGCCAGCCTCAAAACTACGCTCAAAACCGCCCCATAAACAATGGTCAACGTAGAGATTATAGACAGGCGGCACCGGCTACACAAGCGTCGCCGTGGCAGTCACCACCTAACGTATCGCCTCAAGGAGGGCAGACACCGTGGGCAACCACTAGAACATACGGAAATGCGCATAATACAAATACGTCTAGTCGTAAGTTAGGTAAGGTACACGCTAAGTTACCTACGCCCACTACTAACGAATTTGATACCGGGTCACCAGAACCACTTGCTCCGGTCGTCCAACGAACTGCGCAGAAACCATTACAAAAGTACGGATTCCCTGAAAGTACTTTAGCTAAACCTAAAGGTCCAGTTTCGGACTTTGCGGACGTATCACAAGTTAGTGTAAACAACGATACGTTAGAACAACTTAGACCTATAGCCATTGATTCTACCCAAAGAAAATTTGCTATAGATAAATATCCTAACGGACTTCCTAAGGGTACCATTAGTACCATCTACGATGATTGCGATGTGTTGGCTTATCCTGCAGAGTTAAGTGGTCTTACACGAACTCCTACGGACTCTCAGACACACGACCTAGTATATAATACTAAAACCCAACGTAAATACCATGTAATTGATAACGAAGGTAACGTTATCGATATAGTTAGAGGAGATATCATGAAAGAAGAAGACCACGAACTTACACCACCTTCCAACAATAAATGGGTAGGCCGTAAGATATATGAAAGTGTCGAACTGGCAATGCGTAAAAGTGACAAACCTTTAGTAATCGAATCTAAGGATGTAGTTTTCTTAGACGACTATATCCGGGCTAGTAATGGAGATGAAGCTAAGCTAATAGCGTATACCAAGCTGATTGACGCCAAACGTTTTAATGTCGATGCTGTTAACATATATAGTTATAGTAAATTAATTCCTATAGTATTTGCCCCTACCGACGACATAGAAGAGTTTATTCTACTACAAGCAGGGATGAGTAAGACTACTACTATTTCTGAGTTGGTTGAAGCGTTACGTATCTGTTCAATGCCTGAGTCTTTACGTAAGCGTATCGATGGTATGTGTGCTGAATATATAAACGATTCGTTAGAAGGTTCTTTGAACGTTCCTTGGAAAATCACTTCTATCTTAGATGACTATAACGAGTTGTTAGACGGGGTTGAAGAATCCTATAGTCAGGAGTTTAGAGAAGCGTTGGTAAAAGGGCTAGATAACTCCATTCAAGAAATGTGTAACGTGTTAGACCGCGATGCAATAGATGAGAACTTCGGTGGTACTAAACGTGATATAACTACGGTAACTAATATAGCTGAACTAGATGACGCTATAATAGAATCTACTAAAGACGTTGACGTTCCGATTGAAATAGATACGGAAACGGATGAAGTTGTCACTAAACTTACTATGGTTGGTTTTGAAGAATGTACGCACGTAGCACAATTACCGTGGACATTTGAAGAAATGAACTTTAGTGATATCAAAGATGATGTAGTGTCTATGTTAGAATCAACACACCCTGAACTATATAGTATCATTGAAGCTATGTTTGCATATACTGAAGATATGACTATTCGTAGCTATCGTGTAGTGACGTCTGATGATATAACTTTAACCATTCATCGCGGATGGCTTAACGATACTAGTTTTAATTTACACCTAGTATAAGTGTTAGTAAACGGCATAAAGAGAGAGTCCTAGGACTCTCTCTCTCTTTTTTTTTTGCCTTTATGTTACAGGAGGCGCTGGTAACTCATCGTCACCAGAAGTATCTTCTGGTACATCAGGTTCCACTACCACCTCTTCATCAGTCTCCTCAACAGGCTCGTCACTAACTTCTTCATCAGTCTCCTCAACAGGCTCGTCACTAACTTCCACTTCTCTAGCCGCTTCCTCCTCTTCAAGTTTTGCCAACCTAGCCTCTTCAGCAGCAGCCTCATCCTCCTCATCTTTAACTATATCACCAGCAGTTTCGCGACCAGCCTTACGGTTAGCTAATAACAGTTCTTTAACTGAATCCAATATAGCCGATATATGGGTAGTGTGAACGTTAAAGATATCAAACTCCTCTTTACCCTCACCCGACATTATATCTAACTCAGACATCACGTTATTTTTACGTAACCACTGACGTTGGAAATAGCCGCGTAAAGCAATGCGTACCGGTTCAATACCATCTTCCAATTCAGAGTCTAACGTATTACCAAACATATCTTCACTGAAATATGCCTCTAAAGTATTATCTAGAGCTTCCGTATAAGCAGTAAATGCCTCCATCTGATTACTAAGTTTGGCAGTATCTGGTGACGGTAAAGTAATACAAATAGATTCTACCAATGAAATTACCTTACTCTCATCCTCATCACCACTTATTGCCGAAGAGATACTCTGCATTAATGGTCCTGAATTTAGAGTAAACTTCTTAACAAAGTCTTCTAAGAAACCTACTAACTGTGACTGGTATAACATAACTCGTTTAGCTAATAATAAATTACTACCTACTAAACTAGTAGCAAACTCTACATCCATAGTAGCGTCTATAGTCTCTGGTGCTAGACCAAAAGACATAATTTGTTTATTCTTCATGTCATCGGCTAAGTCGGTATCTACCGTCGCCATACTTCGTTGTTTATCATTAACCTCAACTTTAGTATCCGGATATCCAGTATTACCACTAACATTTACGTCAACTGCAGATTTTTGTAAATGAGTAACCAAATCATTTAGGTTGTTGGTACCTAGCGGAAAGGTCTCGTGATGATTCTTTACATAGGCAGCCATTAGAATCTCAACAGTCTTTCCCGGATTAGGGTCTTTGGCATCTAGAGTAATATCTACTCCAGTTCTAGGCATAGAGTTCTTCAACGCGGCCATGGTGTTAGAAAACAATAACATACTACGAATAGAAGATATTATTTTGCTAGAGTCTAACAGAGAACGACCTACACCATCTTTATCGTAATTAAATGCAATATACGTTAGTAGCTCTGCAGGTACGAATAGTATCTGTGTATGCATACGAGATAACGCTCTAGACATCATAATGTGATAAACTTGCTCGGGATTAGATATGGTAGCGGAGTCACCGTACACGCCGTTCTGTAGTCGTTGAATTAACGTAGATTCTATTAATGACGTATAAGAAGCTATCATTTCCCCGACCTTAACGTCGTTAGAACTTTCAGAAGTTGCCCCCACCATAGCCTGTCTAGTTTGCTGTAGTAACTCACTAGCGCCGGAGGTATTGGCACTAATATTACTTCTTAGATTCTTATACTGAGTAGCCTCAGTACTTTTATTAATAGGATTACCAGTTTTATCCAACAGTATAAAGTAACCTACGTGGTCTTCTGGCGTACCCGGAGTATGTACAGGTATAACGGCTTCTGACGGTAACTTCATTACTAACGGATGGCCTTTATTTTCCGTATCACCTTCCACAGGTTTGATAGGAATTACAGTACTCTTTTCATATTTACGTTCACGGTATAACGACTTAACAGAATAGGCACTTTTATCCTTCTTAGCTTCAGTTGATATACTTCTACTTACGGATAGTTTATCTGCCACTCTAGACTGTACCATTTTAGTACGAAGAGATGGTAGTTTTAATATATCTAAATTATCAGTTATAGTAGTGAAGTCATTGATAGTTTGTTCAGCTACAGATAAAGGAGGAGTTTCTACTACAGATGTAAAGAATGATTCTAAACCTATGTCCTCTTCTTTAGAGACACCCGCTTTACCCAACAAACCTATACTCTTAATAGCACCAGTTTTATCTACTGTACCAGATATAGATTCCATTGTAACATGTTGGTCTGAATTAATTATGTCATCTATTGACGACTCCGGTAGAATCATTAAAGGGTATGAACCTGTATGGAAGAGTGCGTCTTGTAATATCTTAGGTAATAACTTTTGTAATGGATAGGTATTTTCGAAATAATCCTCTATAATCGTTATGACTTTAGAAGTACTCTCATCTACTTCAACTGATGGTTTGAAACTATACGACAGTTCAGTGGATAGCATGTCCTTCGGAGATATAATAGATGATGTTAATACTTGCATGGCTAATTCTATATCAGGATGTACTTCAAAAATAGCTGCGGAGTCAGTGTTGTTACTGACGATGTTATTACTAATATCCGTTAGTATATCTTTGTTTGGAATTATCTGCTTGCCGGCATCATCTACCGTTTCATTTGCTGTCTTTGTAACCAGTTTAGTTAATATACTATCTGCAGTTTCACTTCTTTCGAAACTATAGCGTTTAAAGTCATGTTTTTCTTTTTTAGGCATGATGAACTGCACTCCAAAATTTATTACTTAAAGGGGTCAAAAATGACCGATTCACTTTATAACTTATATCATTTAGATACGATTAAGTTAGTTCGTACACTTATTATTAAAAGCGATGCAGTTGCTGCTGCCATTAATAAAGAATTAGCACATACTACGTTCGTGGATGTAGATTCACCACATACATGGAAGTACTATTTAAATTTAAACGGTCAGTATCATCAGACGGATGTAGATATGACCATCACATCTTTAGATAACTTAGAGACTATACCATTCACTAAAGAAGCTCTAACAATACATAGAACTACTAAAAAGTTATACACCTTCAATTCAGATTTATATAAAGACCTAATTGAAAGATATCCATATCAACGTATACTCATCAATGGTATTTTATGGCCGGTGGATTTAGACACGGCAATTGACAGTCCGGACTATACTGTACTATATCATGACCCTGATTTAATTGAGTCCAACGAAGTTAACTTATTATCCGACATTCAAACCTCTATTAACCAACATATGTTACGTTGGGACAACATCAGTTATCGTGATACAGATGACCTATATGTAGCCTCCTGCCTTGCAGTAATGATAGCAGCCTTACCTAACGAGATATTAAATCTTAGATTAGCTAAGTGTAAAACTGATGAGGTACATACATACCACCTTTGGACTTATTTACGTAGTAAGTCAGGACTAGATAAATACCGTAGAAGTTTAACACATAAACAGGCGTTATTCCTTTATCGTAATATAGAGTTTATACAGAGAAATTCTGGAAAGACTAGTACGTTTAATCTATTGATAGAACGTATCTTAACTGAACGAAATATACCTTTATTTGCATATGACATTAGACACAGTCTAGAGAGTCAACCTGACCAACTTAGACCAGACATAGAGATGCAACGCTATCCTCTTAATCTACCTGATGCCATTATTGGCGTGACTAATAATTATACCGTACCTGAAGTATTAGATAAAACTCAACATCTAGCTACTGAGAACTGGAGAAATAAACCGCAGATATCAGATGCCGTTATTTATAGTACACAGACGTCTGGACAGAATAACCTTAATACCAAGTTGTTAGAGTCTATCATCACTGACACTTCGGATTTATATGGGCTTTCTTTAACGGGCGTGTTAGTAGAACACTGGGTAATGTTAGCCGCTGAAGGTATTTATGTGGGTAATTTAATTATACCCAACCCACATACAGGAGAGAATTTACAATTAACTCCTCTAGACGCATTTACTCTATACATGCATGTGTGGAATAAAACGATAGGTAGTAACTTAGACCATGTACCTAAGATAGTAACGCTCAAAACTATTAGATTTGACTTACCTACCATGACGGAAGTGCGGACGGTGATTGAAGATAAATTTCTAGACGAGACTGTTCTATTAGACTTACTAGATATGTTACCTACTACCACTAACATCATTAATGCGGATACGTTTTATGAGTACTGTATGGCAGTATATACAGTCTATAATAAGATGACTGATATCTACATGCATGATTCTAGTTTACATGGACACGCACAGTTACATGAAGTATTAAATTTAATACAGACTACTAGAGAGATAGAATTATCTCCTATAGAAACGTATGATGAATGGTTATTTAGTAACGATATTGAACTAGGTGAACTTTCTCTAGTAGATGCAACGTTATTATCAGACGCGTTAATAGATACTGCAACCGGTTTAAATTCGAGTGAAGTACTTACTCCTAGTAAAATACAATCCGACTTACTAGATGTAATGAGTCTATTAACTAGCTACGACTTACAATTTATACGTTCTATGGTGGGTAGTGACGCCTATGTAATACCGTTACGACAATTTAGAATAAGTGAACCAATGACGGTAGCACGACATTTTATAGATAATATGGACTTTGCATTACGTGTGATAGAAAGTAGTGCATCTGCCAAGTTAGACCCAGTACCTATTGAAGTACCTATATTAGAAATTACAGATACCACTATTTTATATGACTACCATCCAATCGATGTAAGTTTAGACTTAGTGTGTCTTACGCAGGTACAAACAGTAGAAAATATAATCTTACCAAACTTACATTTAATAGAGGAATCAGTAAATGTCAATCCAATCTAACATTACTAGAACAATTTATGCAAGTGCCTTACAAGGCACTATGGTATTAGGAATTCCATATGATATTCCAGCCAACACCACGTTAAATGAAAAGTTTAACATCCACCCAGATGCCGTAGTACCTGTAGATGAATACCCTACAGTGAAATATATGGGAATTGGTCGCGGTGGTCATCGCGCCATTACCGGGTCTGATAACAGCGCCTTAACAGGTCTGAACGTACACCGTGCATCTGACGCAGCACTCTTTACACACATACCGTATATCTTACGCACGTTAGATGACGACTTGGCTGTAAGTGAGCGAGCTAAATACGGTCTTCGTACTATAGAAACGCACAACGGTATTGATTACATAGCTTACTATTTACGTCGTATGAATCATAACGAATTGGCTCCACAGTTACAACGAGTAACCGTTACTGATGGTGAAACAACTTCACTACCATACGTTCCTAGTAGTACTGATTTAAATCCTACACCTATGATAGTTGCTCCGGTAGAAGTAAATAGTAGTAACGGAGAATATTTAACTGCATCAGTATTAATACAATTTGAATTAACTACTAACGATATAGCTGAAATAAAGGCAGCTTGTGTTATTATCTATGGTGACGCTTTATACGCTACATTAAGTGAATTGTGTCTTTGTAGTGGGTTTGATAAAGTAGTTACTACTGCCGACCTAGATGGTAATGATTTTAACTATACCGAAGCTATAGGTGTTCAGATGAATACTGCTATTTGTACTCACTATAACCTAACGGCCATTAATAGTGGTCTAGTACTAACTTATAACTTAGGTGCATCTGAGAGTCTAGCTATTGCTGGCGCTAACGGTACTACTGAAACTACAGTTATCTAGGACTCAATATGTCATCTGACAACATTTTTCGAATATTTGGTATCGATCCCGGTAGCGATAATTTAGGTATAAGTATATTAGACGTAAATTTAATTACTGGCAAAGTTAACGTAGAACATGCCGAGACTTTTACTGGAAATAAAATGGTTAAACGGTGGCAACATATAGCAGATATATATGGTAATAAGGGTGCTAAGTTATACGGACAACGTGAGGTATTACGTAAAGAGTTCGTTAAATGGCAACCTCATGCGGTGGTAGTGGAGCGTCCTTTCGTAGGACGTTTTGCTAATGCCATTATAGCTCTATCTGAATGTATGGCTGGTATTCGAGAGAGTCTAATCTGTTATAATTACAACGTCCCATTAGATACCATAGACCCACCAACTGTTAAATTATCGGTTGGTGTTAAAGGTAATAGTAAGGATAAGGAATTAATGCGAGTAGCTATACGTACTCTTAAGAATGCCACTTACAGTCTATCATCAGACATCACTACGTTAGATGAACATTCGTGTGACGCGATAGCTGTGGCGTATTGGAGATATCTAGAACTATACGGTATCGCACCAGTATTCGTTCGTGCCGCTAAAAAGGGTAAGAAGCGAGGTAAACGTAAGAAGACAAAGACACCTAAAGGTTCAAACTAACCTTTAAATAACTAAGGAATTATCTGGTGGAACTATACACAATACAAATGGCGAAGTGGCGATTAGCAAAAACATTAAATGTACCCATGATTGATACTACATGTAGAAGTAAAGACACACTTGTATTTAGCCCTACTACAGAGATGGTGAGGTTATATAAATCGGGTCAAATGTCTGAGGAGGAATATAGTAAACTATATAATCGTACAATGCGTGATAGTTATATAAATAATCGTGACGCATGGGATGAACTAGTACGTCGTGATACTGTAGCAATTACTTGTTTTTGTAGAGAGGGCGTCTTCTGTCACCGTCACTTACTCAGAGAGATGTTGGAGTTAGTGTGTGCTCATCAGAAACTACCATTTTTATATAAAGGAGAGATATCGTGACCGATAAAACTAAACCCCTGTTAATGACTGTAGGTAATCCCACAGGTTTTACTATAGAAGAATTAACACATAAACTCTGTCTTGAGATGTTGGATAAATATAAACAAATTGAATCTAATCAAACTCTAGTGGCCGTGGGTGTGAAGGCTAACAATCAAGAGATAGTTAAATTGTTAGAACGTATAGAAGAACTCTCCAAAGATACCGCTAACCTATTAGATGGTTTGGATGCCGACGATGACGTCACTACTAGACGTTTGGATAACTAGTATAATTGCAGGGAAACCTGCTTTTATGCCGTAGTTAATAAAAACGTAATAGTGTTAAATTATGAATATATAACATGTGGATTGAGGAAGAAGTTATGAAAGAGAAGACGTGGAAAGAAAAACAAGCAGAAGTAGTATTGGCTAATAAGGAAAGTCAACGTGTAATTGATCATATAGTACCTCCGATTATAAAACCAAATCCAGTACCTAAACCTGCTGAAACTAGAGCATCGTTTAAAGGTACTAACCGTCATAGTAAGAAACGTCGTTAAAGGGGGAACATGTAATGGGTGATTATACAGGTTATAAATGGGCGGTCAAGGTACATGACGATTTGATACCTTTAGCTAAAGCGTTGACATCAGATACCGTGGAACTTTGTATAACAGAAATAAATGTTTTATTGTGTCACAGATTCGACAATGATATCTATAAGACTTTTCGAAACCATCCACGTGCATCGTGGTTACTTGGATTAAGTAATACTAATTACTACGGTGAAGAATGGGAGGCCGAATACTGGTTTAGAGACGGTATCTTGTATGCATGTGCTGACTTGAAAAATTACAAAAGTACTATAGAGGAGTTCACCAAAATCCTACCTATGTTCGGTGATAGTTACGCCATGGTTTGGGTATTTGAAGATGATGTAGGTTGTCCCGAACGACATATTTTCTTCACCTCTAATCCTCTGGACTCAGATATACTTAAAGTGATAGGAGAAAATCCCATGATTGGAACTACTTGGCCCGAATCAGTGACTATGAAATTTACTGAAGCCGACGATATAACTAGTAGTAGTACTAATGCGTGGCCGTACTCTGCCGTTAGAGAACCGTCTGATGAAGAAATAAAAGAACGTAAAGAAACTTTACGTAAGGTAGCTGCCCGTGATACGACCTTACGTAATGTCAGAAAGGCTACTCGTAAACGTAAAATGGTAATGAAGGCTAAAGCTACGCGTAAACGTAAAATTGTAAAGTCTTCTCGTAAATCAAATAGGTAGTATACTGACCTCTAATAAATGATATGGATTGTTTCCATTAATTTTAAGAGGTCAATATAATGAATGTGCAGGGCAGGCGCGTAGTACCCCCTAAGTTACGAACAGGTGATTTAGTATTCTTTCAGGGTACCGGTGTGGTAAGTAACGCGATTAAAATAGTACAGTTTAGTCGCTGGTCACATGTAGGGATAGTTATTATCGACCCTGCATTTAACGTACCCCTAATCTACGAAGCTACACATACGTGTATAATTAGAGATTTAGATACCGGCACCAAACTACCGGGCGTTAAATTAGTTACCTTTCAGGATAGTCTAAATAAGTATCCGGGTAAAATGGCAATTAGACGACTGTCAGGGGTAAGTGATCGTGACCTCAACCTAACTGCGGGTGACGATCTACGTAATACCTTACGCGGTAGAATGTTTGAAAAGAGTTTCCTACAATTAATGCGAGCAGATACTTTCTTCTTACCCAAGAATAGGAAAGAGGACTTATCTAGCATTTTTTGTAGTGAGTTAGTAGTGGCCTATATGCAAGCAATAGGTCTACTATGCACTAGTAGACTATCTAATAATTTTGGCCCTGCCCATTTAGTCAGTAGACGTTTACGTTTACTAAAAGGTAGATATGGTAAATTAGAATATATAAAAGCTAGTAGTAAACGTAGTCCTATCAGTTGATAGGACTTTTTTAACACACAGATATAGGAATGACACAATGGACACATCAGTTGGAACGACTTACGAAATAGACGAAGTTAGAAATAAAGGTGCAGTAGTAGATATACAAAAGGTGTTGCGTGGGCAGAGTAACGTGTTCTTAAAAGACACTAACCCTAGACGCAATCAACCATCGGTATCAGATTTAACGGTATTGGTACGATATCCCATGAAATCTACTGACGAAAGTTATCTATGTTTGGCGGTAAGTGAAAACGGGTGGTATGTGGTAGGTGAAGGTATAGTTACCGACGACTGTAAGGAGGTAAGTGTAGATATAGCTGTAGAAAGTATATTATCTTATCGTGCGTGGATTCGTTCGGGCGGCAACCACAGAGATTTATTCGAAACCGCTGAAACAGTTGAAGTTAAAAATGGTGAGTCTTTAGCTGGTAGAATTGAGCTTATGGTGAATCTACAAAATACTATGAATTCTAAAGTAAATCCTGATTGGACTGACGCTGGTTATGAATGGTATCGTGCACTTTGGGTCGAGTGTGCAGAAATGTTAGACCATCATGGATGGAAGTGGTGGAAACATCAAGAGTGTGATGTAGAGCAGGTTAAATTAGAGTTAGTTGATATATTCCATTTCGGTTTATCAATGGCCATAATCTCACCTACAGATACGGTAACTGACTTCATTGAAGACTTCGAAGACTATATGCAGACCCATGCTGTAGCCATAGGTGACTTCTGTACTAATCTTGAAGCGTTAGCCGGCGCTGCACTAGTAGGTAGAGTATTTGATATTGCCTCGTTTGCAAACTGTATGGATTTGATTGGTATGGATTTCGATGAGTTATATAAACTCTACGTCGCTAAGAATACCTTAAACATGTTCCGTCAATCTGCAGGATATAAAGAAGGTACTTATATTAAGGTATGGGATGGTAAAGAAGATAACGAAGTATTGATGGAATTAGTAGCTAATTTACCCGCTGATGAAATGTTACAACTATCGTTATATACCGAATTGCATTTAGAGTATACTAAAATGCAGTTGAAGATGCATAATGTAACGATACCTTTGAACCCTAGCGATCCAAATCCTATCGGTACTGTGGAAGACTTATTAACTACGCACTTAGCTGAACAAAAGTCAAACGCCGTTGACTTAGCGCAGGTAGTGGATATCCAAACGGCTATATGGTCTAAATTAAAAGCAGGAAATTATAGTCACGGAGAATTTATAAATACCTCTAATGAAGATACTAAAGCAGCGTTAATACTTGCAGGCTATGGACCTAATGTAGTTGTAGAAAATTCTATCACGCAGTTGCCGGATACCAACCATACATGGCGTGCACAGATTACTATTAATGGTGAGGTCTGTAGGGTTATAGAGACTATAGAGTCTAGACTATTACGATTAACGGAACGTGTAGCTACTGGCGTAATTACTAATAGTCTCCGTACACACGAAGTGTCTAGTAATGAGTTTACTGAATCTGTAGTGAATAACTTCAACAACTCTATACCGGATTCAGCCTTTACAATAATATCAACTGATGTATCTGTAGAAGGTACTGAAATTACTGTAAGAGTATTATATTCAGAACTATCTGGCGAAATTACTAAATGCGTATTTGATAGTAAAGACTTTTAATTTAAAAACAAAAAATTAAAGGAGGGTTAACCCTCCTTTTTATCGGAGTACTTAATATGATATATCGGAGCGGGAACTCTATTCCTGATTACGAAGAAACTCTGGAAGATAGAATATGTCTTGCAAATATCCATGCGGCTAAGAGGACGTGTGAACGATTACATCGTCTAAAACGTACTAACCATAGTAGAAGAAGAAAGAAAGAACGTATTATATCACGTCGAAAGAATAGGAGAGGATAATATGTATATAGTAGTAGAGGGTATAGAAGGTGCCGGTAAAACCACCTCACTAAATTTTATACACAGATATCTATTAGAGCGAGACTTTGATGTAATAAAGACTCGTGAGCCAGGAGGTACTCCAGTAGCGGACGAGTTACGAACTATATTGAAGTCCGTTACTGTAGAAGAACTATCTCCCATATCAGAAGTTATGTTGATGTATGTAGCACGAGCACAGCTAAAACGTAGCGTGATAGACCCAGCACTTAAAGCGGGTAAGGTTGTTCTAAGCGATCGTGGTGAACTATCATCGAGAGCATATCAAGGTGCCGGTGCGGGTATGGAGATGGAGTGTAGTATGCTAGCCGATATGGTTGTACCTAACTATAATCCAGACCTTACAATATATTTAGATATCTGTCCTACCATAGGTTTACAGCGTGCGGCTAATAGAGGTGAGTTAGATAGGATTGAACAAAATAAACTAGAGTTCTTTGAGAGAGCTAGAGCTAGATTTATATTAGAGACTAAAAATAAAACTAACGTCATCTTAATTAATGCTAACCAGACCGTAGAATTAGTACAGGCAGATATATCTAAAGTACTTAAGTCACTGTTTGAAAACTAGGTAACTCCACTCTAATGATGTAATGGGAAATATCAATTAACTTGGAGTGAACACGTGGATAAAAATATTTTAAAAATACTAGAAGGTGTAGGTGATAGTGGTATCTTGGAAAAGTTACCTTATGGGGAAAAGTTGGTTAAACTTCTTAACAACTATATCGACGATGCCGAAAATAAATTAACTACGGAGAGTACTGGCAGCGATGCTATTAAAGCGGTTAAGGCTATGCCGTCCGAATCTATGTTACAACTAATGTCTTTGAATCTAAACGTAGAGTTGGCATTGGATAACAACTGGTTAGAAATGCAAACCATGTTAAACGCTTCCGACGACAAAGGTAAATCTACTAGACCAATAGCGGCTATATTAATGGCTGTATCAGTTTTTATTTTTGTTTGCAGTTATTCTGTAGCAATGGTAATAATCGCACTCAATGACAGTACACTACCTGCGTGGATGGAACTCACGGCCGCCGTAGGAGTACCCTCGTTAGTACTTACAGCATACTTTGGTAAACGTACTCTAGATAAAGCTAATCGCATTAACGCGTCTTTAGGACTGCCACCGAAGACATCTTTAACTGACCTACTTGCTAAAAAGGCTGGTCTAATAAAATAGATAGGAGTATTACATGTTCAGTTGGAAAATACTACTAACATTGATAATCGCTGCTACCTCAATTATTGGCTGGCAGGCATACAGTTTAATTAAGTATGAGAATGAGGTATTAGTTTTAACTAACTCAGTGGATAAGTATAAAAGTAATGAGTTACAACTAAACGCCAGTATAGAAACTGCAAATAATACGGTAGAACGTATTCTAGAGATTAATAGTAAGACAGGCGATTTATTAGCGGACCTCTCTAGTAAGACATACGAGTCTAATGCATTGAATGCGGAACTTAATGCTAGGATAAATCAACTTAGAACTACAGAGGCAGCGGCGGCGTTAGAACGGCCCTATGAACGTGGTACTGCAGCCGGTGTTCGTATTAATGATTTGATGAAAGCTATCTCTGGAAATACTACAAAAACTATCCCTCCCGTAATCAAGCCTACTGAAACTATAGTGCCTGGTAATAAGTTAATGACTCAGGAGGATATCGAAAAGTTTATTAATAACTCTATTAATAACCAACCATTACCTGTAACAGGAGTAAACTAATGAAAATGATTTTATTACTAGTGTGCCTACTATTAACATCATGTAGTATATTACAGGCACCTCCGGTTCGAGAGGTAGTTATACATGCCATACCTACACTACCTAGTATAGCTCTACCTAAAGAAGTGCCCACACCCGACCTATCTATACCTACGCCTATTACTATTACGGCAGAGGAAACGTTATATTATCGTGACGCCTGTATTGCATTTAACTCCAACGAATATACTGCCGAAGAACTTATGGAGGAGTTCCATGGGTTAACACAATCGGCTTCATGTGATTGGTCTATTACTGGCTTTACTGTACAGGACTGGTTTAATGTAGAAAGTAAATTAGCGTTAGCGGGAACTTATAGTCAGCAGCTGCGTGATAGGATATCGTCTCTTGAAGCCATCATTAAAACTTTAGAATCTGTAGGCGACAAACAAGTTGAAGCGTTGAAGAAGATTAAGTAGATTATCCTGAAATAATAGCTAAGGGAGGAAACTCCCTTTCTATGCTGTTCTATAACTATTCAAACCTATACATAATAAAACAGATTCTTAATCAGAGTCTTTTTTTTT